TCGTGTGGCTCCTATTAAGGCTAAAAATACCAATGGTTACTACTCTGTAGAGGATAAGCTGGCTGTAATCGATTGTAGGCTTGGTTGGGCAAGGGCGTTGGAAGTAATTGCCCATGAACTCGTCCATGCCGAACAATACCATACCGGTAAACTGAAGAAGAAATACGTTCAGAGAAAAGGTTGGTTACATCACTGGAATGGTACTCCTGGTAAAAAGGGTACTACCTATAAAGCTTACCGCGATCAACCGTGGGAGCAAGAGGCCTGGAATCGTCAGATGTATCTGGCCGAAACTGTTTGCCGTATTTTAGAGGAAAAATATCCATGAACCGTAATGAAGAGATAATGACGATACTCCAGGAGGAGTGTGCAGAGGTGATTCAAGCAGTTTCCAAGGTTCGTCGCTTTGGAATGTCGGAAAATCACGCTGCACTCGTCGTAGAGTTGTGTGATTTACAGGCAATGCTCGACCTGATGTATGAATATGAGGTGGTTCACTGCAGTTACGAGCAACGACTTGACAATATTTTTACGAAACGGGAAAAATTAAAAAAGTTTTCCAAGATTTTCGAAAGTAACAGTTGATTTTATCGGCAAACCGCATTATAATTAGTACATCTTAACACAAAAGGACTATATCATGGCTCATGAACTTGAAATTGCAAAAAACGGCGAAGCAAACATGGCATTCGTCGGGGAAACCCCCTGGCATGGCCTTGGTAAGCGGGTCCCTTCAGACGTCTCACCAGAACAAATGCTAGAAGCTGCTAATTTGGATTGGACTGTCAGTAAAAAACAGCTATTCTTCAATTCCGATGGTGGTCTTGTACCAACTAAGGCCCAGGCCCTGGTACGCTCTACCGATAATAAGGTATTGACCATAGTTTCCGATAATTGGAATCCGGTTCAGAACCTGGAAGCATTCGAATTCTTCAATGACTTCGTTCATGCTGGTGATATGGAGATGCATACCGCAGGATCCCTCAAAGGTGGTAAGATGGTCTGGGCTATGGCACAGATTAAGGATTCGTTTACCCTTTTTGGTGGAGATAAAGTTGAAGGCTACTTACTATTTTCTAATCCTCACGAGTTTGGCCGCTCTATTGATGTTCGCTTCACACCTGTACGAGTTGTATGTAACAATACCTTGACTATGGCGTTGGATAGTGAGGTTAAGCATTCTGTAAAGATCAATCACCGTTCTAAATTTGATGGTGACTCGGTAAAAGAGACCCTAGGTGTTGCTAAGGAACAGCTGTCTCGTTATAAAGAGCAGGCGCAGTTCCTGGGTAAGAAAAAATATGACAAGGAAACGATCGTTGAATACTTCAACCGCGTGTTCCCATCCATGTCGAAGGATGAGGTTAAGTTGTCTAAGACAGCATTCCCTATCAGTCGTCAGGCCGAAGAGGCGATGGCTGTAGTACATACTCAACCTGGTGCAAACTATGCTGAGGGGTCTTGGTGGCAAGCCTTTAACGCTGTAACGTATATGACTGATCATAAGCTTGGTCGTTCACGCGATAGTCGTTTGACTTCTGCCTGGTACGGTATGAATCGTGCTAAGAAAGAAAAAGCTTTGGACTTAGCTGTAAAGTATGCAGAAATGGCATAACAAAAGCCTATATATTACACGGTGGTAAATAATAACCATACGTAATAGTCAGGTACTAGTTGCCAGTAACTCAAAAGTAGGATATAATCATTTATGTTAGCGAAGAAATTTAAATCAATGCATCAGTTTAGCGTAGCCATGCCGCTACCCAGCTATTGCGTTGGCTCAAGTTCCGATCGCAATACATGGGGAGAGATTGCCATCCGAGGGACGTGTAACTAGTACAGACGTACAAATTACCAGAGCCCTCGGAAAGCGAAAGCCCCGAGGGTTTTTTAATGTGTAAAGTTCATCGTAACGCTTGCACGAAACTGCAGAATAGGTTAAAATAGATTCTGTAGCGTTGATAATAATCAACATTGTTCTTTAAAAATTTGCATACCATTTAATGTGTCTGGTTAGCTCAATAGTAGAGCATTCGACTGATAATCGAAAGACAGAGGAGCGTTACCTCTACCAGATACCAATATGCTCCTGTCGTCTACTGGCTAGGACGCTGCCCTTTCAAGGCGGAGAAGACGGATCGAAACCGTTCGGGAGCACCATATTAAAGAGCATTAAGCTAGTGTTTTTTAATATGGTTAATGTACGTGTGACCCGAAAGGCTAGGGAACAGACTGCAACTCTGTTTTATGCAGGTTCGACTCCTGTCGCGTACTCCAATGATTTTAGGCTCGTTCATATAATGGTCATTATCGCGGATTGTCTATCCGTAGATGGGAGTTCGATTCTCCCACGAGTCGCCAGTTTTTTTGCCCTTGTATCCTTAGTGGTAGAGGTCCTGTTTTGTAAGCAGGGTGTGGAGGTTCGATTCCTTCCTGGGGCACCAAGTTAATGGAAGTGTGACTGAGAGGCCGAAGGTGACGGACTGTAAATCCGTTCGTAACAGCACGTTGGTTCGAATCCAACCGCTTCCACCATTTTTTAGCGGGTAGTGTAGCCAACAATCCAGTCTCATAAGCTCGGATCATCGGAGGTGCGAATCCTTCACCCGCTTCCAGTTTTTTCTCGGTATGGTGAAATGGTATCACTTGTCGTTTGGGACGATAGAGCGTAGGTTCGATTCCTGCTACCGAGACCAGTATTTTGGGCTTACCTAATGGGTAGGGAAAGGCACTTGCAATGCCATGCTTGGGGATCGTTACCCCATAGGTCCACCAAGTTTATTCCTCAGTAGCTCAGCGGTAGTAGCACTTGACTGTTAATCAAGGTGTCGGTGGTTCGATCCCACCCTGGGGAGCCAATATTTTTTGCCTGGTTAGCTCAGCGGTAGTAGCGCCCTCCTTACAAGTGGGATGTCGGCGGTTCGATCCCGTCACCAGGTACCAGTTTGTTGGGGGTTAGCTTAGCTCGGTCTAAAGCATCGGACTTTGACTCCGTGATCACTGGTTCGAATCCAGTACCCTCTGCCACGTAACGGTTGCCCTTTTCGTGAGAGCAACTATAATAGTATTTTAGGAGATAGAAATGAAGCGAAAGAAAATCGTGCGCGAACGTAACTGCTTCGTTCGTCTAGCACTATTCCGTAAAGCAGGTGTTCATCGTAAGTCTAATAAGGCATTGCGTAAAGCACAAAACCAAATACCTATGGGGGTATAACTTAACGGCTAAAGTAGTAGGCTTTTAACCTATTAATCAGAGTTCGATTCTCTGTGCCCCCACCACTGAATATTGAACTTTTATAAATAAGCGTATGCACTACCTTATCTATAAAATTTTAAACAAACTGAACGGGAAGTTCTATATTGGATGCCATAAAACCAAGAATAAAGATGACGATTATATGGGATCTGGGGTTGCCTTGAAAAAAGCGTATGAAAAATACGGGATTGAAAACTTCTCTAAAGAGATAATTTTCGAGTGTTCTTCTATGGAGGAAATGTTTAAAATGGAATCTTATTTGGTTGAGGTTGGATCACATACGTATAACTTAATGCAGGGTGGTCATGGAGGATTCAACCATATTGTAGAGCAAGGTAAAAATATAAACTATGATTGGTCTGAATATAGAAAGTCTGATAAGTTTAAAGCCTCTCAAAGAAAAGGGTTTGAGAACGGAATTGGTAGAGAAGGTTTTGTACGACCTAAATTTAAAGGTAATGAATTCAAAGGTAAATCACATTCAGTAGAATCAAAATATAAAATTGGTGAAAAGAACTCCAAGTACCAAACAGGTTCTGGCAACTCTCAGTTTGGAAAAATATGGATGACTAATGGTGTTGAAAATTTAAAGATTAGTAAAAACGATCCTATACCTGTAGGATATAAAAGAGGTCGAGTTATAAAGAAACCCATATGAAAACACATTATCTAACCTGGAGTGCGGTCACAGGGCATCGCAAGGTGTGGTAGCCGTGTTAGTGTGTTTCCATATGGTGATAGCTTAGTAGGAGAGTGCAGCGGTGAAAACGTGCTGTGGGCACAGGTGCAAATCCTGTTCACTATTTCATTATATTGAAACACATTGCTTGACTTATATAATTCGGAGATATCCGTTTAAGTGACCCTTCGTAGTGTGTTTCAATATGGTAAGTAGGAGTAATTAACCTTCTCCAGAATCGGGAGTCATGACCCGATGAACTCGTAGTCTTCTAATGGTAGGATGCCCCCGCGAGGGGCGACGCAGGTTCGAGTCCTGCCTACAATGAGTTCGCATATTGAAACATATTACCACAGTAGCAGGCGAAAGTCCTACGCTATAAGTTAAAACTAGGTAGTGTGTTTCAATATGGTAACTATAGATAAACACATTAAGATGATGGTTCGAATCGATCCCAATGACCATAACGTATGTGCTGG